GGTGAGGATTTTGAGTTTCTCAATGGTTTCCATGAAACCCAGTTGAACTTCTCAGATTTCATCGATGGTTTTATTGATAAAAATGTGGCCGATGTGACCATTGATGCCAACGCCAACGCCTCGAATAAGGATATCCGCAGTCTCTTGAATGAAAAAGGGAAATCCCACGACAAGCTGTTCGCTTTCAACAAGATTTTCTATGAGATGAAGAAGAGGTACAATCTCCGCACGGCAAAAGAATGGCTGGAAACAGAGTATAACGGCGGTTTTTATCTGCACGATGCCTCAACTTCCACCTATTTGCCGTATTGCTATGCCTATGACCTGTCCAGATTGGCGACAGAAGGGCTTTTCTTCCTGAAAAACTATAACAATCAGGCGCCAAAACACCTCACCACCTTCATGGATGATGTAATCGAGTATATCAGCTACATGAGCAATCGCAGTTCCGGCGCTGTGGGCATCCCCAATGTCCTGATTTGGACATATTACTTCTGGAAAAAAGACTGCGAAAGCGGTCACATCATCAAAGACCCAGAGTATTACATTAAACAGTGCTTCCAGAAGTTTATCTACCGCCTTAATCAGCCGTTCATGCGCATCGACCAGACTGCCTTTGTCAATGTGTCCATCTTTGACCGTAATTATATCGAGGCTCTGTTTGGCGGCGTACAGTATCCGGACGGCAGCTATGTCATTGATTGTGTGGAAGAGCTGATTGAACACCAGAAACTCTTCATGGAGGTCGTTTCACAAATCCGAAGCGAGAATATGTTCACCTTCCCGGTACTGACTTATAGTCTTCTGTACCGTGACGGAAAGTTTGTGGACGAGAACTTTGCCAGATGGTGCAGCGACCACAATACCACATGGAACGACAGTAACTTCTTCATCAGCGGTGATGTGAATACGCTTTCCAACTGCTGCCGCCTGCTGTCAGATACCTCAAAGCTTAATGCGTTCATCAACTCCATCGGCGGCACGGCACTTTCTATCGGTTCTGTCAAGGTTAATACCATCAACCTGATGCGGATTGCGCTGGAAACGGAATGTGATGAGAAAAAGTATCTGGCTCTTCTTAAAAAGCGTGCGCTTCTGTGCTGTAAAACTCTTGATACCGTGCGGCATATTATTCACCGGAACATCGAAAAGGGTTTACTGCCCAACTATCAGGATGGTGCAGTAGAGATGGACAAGCAGTACTGCACGATGGGCATCCTCGGCCTGTATGAGGTAATCGAAGCTTTCGGTTATACCAAGACAGACGAATTCGGTTATATCAGCTATACCGATGAGGGTGTCACTTTCGCAAGCAAAATCTTTGAGGTGCTCAACGAAGTTAAGGACAACTTCACCGAGGAGTACTCATTCAATATCGAAAGCGTTCCTGCAGAGCGTGCCGCTGTTATCCTGTGTCAGAAAGACAATGTCCTGTACGACCACAACGATAAATTCATTTACTCCAATCAGTGGATTCCTCTGTCGGCCAAATGCACCATTCAGGAAAAACTGCGGCTGTGCTCCATTCTGGATGAGAAGTGTTCCGGCGGTAGTATCGCCCACATCAATCTGGAGTCGAATTTCCCCAATACGGATATGGCATGGGAAATGCTCAACAAGATTGCACAGTCAGGCGTTATCTATTTTGCATTTAACACCCGCATCAACGAATGCAAGCATCATCACGGTTTCGTAGGCACAGACCATTGTCCGGTGTGCGGTGAACCTGTATTCGATACATATCAGCGCATCGTTGGCTATCTTGTCCCGTCACGCGCTTATTCCAAAGACCGTTTCCGCGAGTTCAACACAAGACAGTGGTACACCTATGCGGAGGCAATGAGCGAATGAGGGTAAAGACGATAGTTGATGAGGACTTCACCAATTATAAGAAACCGGCCATGTTCATTGGCACGATTTCCTGTGGGGGCAAATGCTGTATCGAAGCTGGTATTCCTCTCTCTGTTTGTCAAAATGATGGGTGGCGCTCTTGCGCCCCCATTACGATTGACGATAATGAGCTCTGCCATCGGTATTTGACAAATCCCCTCACCAAAGCGGTTGTCTTCGGTGGGCTTGAACCGATGGAACAGTTTGAGGAACTTCTCACATTTCTGGATTTGTTTCGTGACACCTATGACTGCGAAGATGATGTCGTCATCTATACCGGTTATTATCCCGAAGAAATCCCAGACCAGCTTCATACCCTTTCTCTTTACGAAAATGTCTTCGTAAAGTTCGGACGCTATATCCCGAACAAGCCACACCGTTTTGACCCTGTGCTTGGCGTAGAGCTTGCCTCGGACAATCAGTATGCGGCCAATGTATTCTGGCCGTTCTGGAGGAACAACGAATATGCAAATCAACATCAATCCTGACAAAGACTTCGTCGCTCATATGCGCAAGGCACTTAAAGACAACAATGGGTTTTGTCCGTGCGCTATTGTGAGAAGCGAAGATACCAAGTGTATGTGCAAAGAGTTCCGTGAGATGGAGGAAGGAACCTGTCATTGCGGACTGTACATCAAGATTAAGGATAAGCCCGCCGCTGAAAATGTAGGCCGCTGCATTTGCTGTGGTGCAGTAATTCCAGAGGGAAGAATGGTTTGTCCAAACTGTGGTGAATAACTGGGAGGTACTCATTGGAGTCAAAAGTATTTGGCCTTATTGCAAAAGAACAGCACCGACAGGATACGACTATCGAACTGATAGCCAGCGAGAACTTCGTAAGTGAAAACATCATGCGAGCAGTCGGTTCCTGCCTGACCAACAAGTATTCAGAGGGATACCCCGCTACGCATCGCTCAGGAAGCCGTGGCAGATACTATGGCGGATGCCAGTATGTAGACGAGCTGGAGGAATATTGCTGCGAAATGTGGCAGAAGGTGTTCCAGACTAACTATCATGTCAATGTGCAGCCGCACAGCGGCACGAATGCAAATATTGCGGCATATTTGTCCGTACTGAAACCCGGAGATACTATTCTTTCTATGAGCCTTGATAACGGCGGGCATTTGTCCCACGGCTCTCCGGTGAATATCAGTGGTAAGATTTTCAACTTCATCCACTATGGAGCAAACAAATCCGGGTGGATTGATACAAACGATTTCATCGACAAACTTTATAAGTTCAATCCAAAGCTTGTAGTCATTGGGGCTTCGGCATATAGCCGTACCCTGTACTTTGACACCTTCAGAAATGTTATCGACTGCTATAAAAAGCAGACAGGAAACGAGTGCTATATGCTGGTGGATATGGCACATATCGCAGGACTTGTAGCGGCTGGTGACCATCCGTCCCCATTCGGGCTTGCTGACATCATTACTACCACGACACACAAAACTCTGCGTGGCACAAGGGGCGGTTTGATTTTCTGCAAACCGGAGCTTGCCAAGCGCATCGACAGCGCAGTCTTCCCCTGTTGTCAGGGCGGGGCGCTGCAGCATATCATCGCTGGTAAAGCGGTAACAGCTGAGGAGGCTTGCACAGACAAGTTCAAGAACTACATCCACGCCGTTGTGCGTAACTGTAAGGCGATGTGCGATGCGTTTATTTCGATGGGCTACAAGGTCGTTACAGGTGGTACAGACAACCATCTGTTCCTGCTTGACCTGACGGAAACAGGGTTGACCGGTAAAGCGGTACAGGACGAATTGGACAAGCATGGCATTACTCTTAATAAGAACTGTGTTCCCAATGAAACTCGTTCTCCGCAGCAGACTTCCGGTGTTCGTATCGGAACGGCAGCTATGACAACTAAGGGCTATACTGACGAAGACTTTGTCAGCGTCGCTCACACCATTGACGCCATTATCAAATCCATGCAGGAGGAACTACATGACTAAGAAAATCATTACTACATATACCGAGTACGATGAAGACGGCAAAATCAAAAGCCAGAGCGTCACAGAAACCCCTTACCCCGAAGACGACTGCGACCTCGATTGCGAATGCTGCGACTGTGCAGAGTCGGATGAAGACGATGACAATGCCGTGTATCAGCTGACACCCAAAGGTATTGCGTGTCTGGCGCTGCTTCGCACCGGTCTTGTTGAGTCTATTGAAGACCCTCGAATTGATGGGTTCTGGGAACTGTTTCAGGCAGACATGGACGCACTTGGTTACACACAGGAGGTTGAAGAATGAACAGAGTCGGTGAGTTTGAAAAAGTCAGCTTCGAGCAGTACTACGAAGCTATCAAAGATGAATTTTATAAAGGGCAGGAAATGACTCCTGCTCTGCAAGAAAACATCAAGAAGTCATGGGAAGTTCTCCAGCTTCCGTCCAGAGCCACATCCGGCTCTGCCGGTTATGACTTCAAGGCGCCGTTCTCATTCTCACTGGACGCCGGTGATACCATCAAAATCCCCACCGGCATTCGGGTTAAGGTCGATGAGGGCTGGTGGCTTGGCTGTCTGCCTCGCAGCGGCCTTGGCTTCAAGTACCGTCTGCAACTGGATAACACGATGGGCGTGATTGACAGCGACTATTACTACTCAGATAACGAGGGGCACATCTTCGCTAAAATCACGAACGACAATCATACAGGCAAAACACTTACCGTAGAGGCCGGTAGCGGCTTCCTACAGGCGATTTTCATTCCTTATGGGGTAACATACTCCGACGATGCAACAGGCGTCAGAAACGGCGGTATGGGCTCTACAGACAGCAAATCATAATGAAACCCTGCATTGCAGTGTAATGATTTCGTTCAATAGTTTTCGGTAGAGACAGCGTCTCACGACCGAAGAAATATACATAGAAAGGGAAAAGACTATGAAACGAATTTTCTCACTGCTTCTGGTTGTTGTACTTGTATTTGGTACAACTTCCGTTTATGCCCTCTCTTGGACTTCCACCTCAGAACCATGCAAGACATACACAATCAACATCGTAAAATACGAGTTGATTCCAGGCGATGTCGGCAATAGCTTCCGGGTAAACCCGAATACTACTGCACGCAAAGGTGAATACGCCTACTACAGTATTGAGGTGTACAATGCCGACAATCAAAAGGTAGACCCCGGCAAACTTATTGTGACCGATATGGCCGCACCAACAAACCTGGACAACGGCTTGTATGCAGCTCTTGTTACCGGAAGCCGTCCGATGCTCACATATAGCATCGAAGAAAAAACATCACTTCAGGAGCTACATTATAACAATATGCCAATTACCATCAGTGGTGATACCGTTACAATCGGTAAATTGGTGTTTACACGGTCAGTGTCCGGAGTAGTAACAGATGTGCATTTTGATGGCAACATTTTGGAACTGACAAAAGAGTTGACTGCGCTCAATATGACACCGGAAGATGTCTACAATGGTAAGGTTTGCATGAGCAACGATGTGTTAATTCAGAACTTTGGGATGATATGCAAGCAAACCGCAACATCCAAATGGTATAACGACGCAGATGCTATCAAAAACATTACCATCCCGAAGACAGGAGATGCACCGTTAAATGCTTTGTTTGTTGCATTGGTAACATTGGTGACAACAGGCGTGGCGATATGCTTCAGCTGTCGCTTCAAACAGAAAAAGGATTAAGACCCTGAGTACTTCATGTAGAGATGGGGCTGGTGATAATAAGCCAGCCCCATTATTTTTTACGCCAACAAGGAGGTTGGTTATCATAGCTGCAAAAAAATATACCGAGGAAAAAGTCAACGCCGTATATGACGGCGATATTTATACCATCATCAACCTCACGCCAGTTATACATAAAGACGACCGACAGGAACAGAAAAATGAAATTGAAAAAACCCTGTACACCGTCTTTAGCAAATACACACCGAAAAAGAAATAAGACGGAGGATACCGATGGAAGATTTTATTTACGCAAGACAGTCTGTTGATAAAGAAGACAGTATCTCTATTGAAAGCCAAATCGAGTTGTGCCTGCGGGAGGTAGGGAATAATCCGCACAGAGTATTTCGAGATAAAGGGTACAGCGGTAAAAATACAGAGCGTCCTGACTTTCAAGATATGATGGCCGCCGTTCGTGCTGGCGGCGCAAGGCGAATTATTGTGTACCGCCTTGACCGAATCAGCCGTTCCGTTCTTGACTTTGCAAATGTTATCAGTGAGCTGCAGAAGTACGGCGTTGAGTTCGTGTCTATTACAGAACGATTTGACACCTCAACACCTATTGGCAAAGCAATGCTGATGATAGTCATGGTATTCGCCCAGCTTGAGCGCGAAACGATTCAACAGCGTGTCATGGATGCATACCGCTCACGCAGTAGAAAAGGCTTCTACATGGGCGGCAGAGTCCCTTATGGGTTTGAACTGGAAAACACCGTTATGGAGGGCATCAAAACCTGTATGTATAAACCCATTCCAGAGCAGATACAAGTCGTGCAGCTTATCTTTTCTCTGTATGCTATGCCGCAGGTTTCCTTTGCCGATGTGGTGCGCTACCTCAGCCAGAATGGAATTAAAAATCCTAACGGTAAGAACTTCAGCCGTATGCGCATCCGAGATATTATTACAAATCCTGTGTACGCTAAAGCAGACGCTTCGATTTATGAATTCTTCCACGGGCAAGGAACCGAAATCATCAACGACATCTCTCAGTTCATTGGAACAAATGGAGCTTATCTGTACACAGGGAACAAAGCGGCCAAACGCAAGAGCATTTCTCTTGACGGTCATGTCCTCGTTCTTGCTCCGCACGCAGGATGCATCGATGCTGATACATGGATTCGGTGCAGGCGCAAGTGCCTGAATGTGCGCCAGATAGCTAAGCCTGTGAAAGCAAAGAACACATGGCTTGCCGGTAAAATCAAGTGCATTGATTGTGGGCACGCCCTCTCCCTGAAATCCTATCCCCGTAAACGCAGTGCAGACGCAAGGTACTACATCTGCAACAGCAAGTATGTTTCCGCATCCTGCGACGGCGTAGGCGCAATACAGGCCAGCGGAATCGAGGACATTGTCTTTGATGAAATGTCCCGCAAACTTAAAGAGTTCAACAAGCTTTCTTACAAGGAAAAGCACGGAGACCCCATTGAGCTTACCAAGCTGAAAATCCGTGCAGAAGAAATCGAAAAAGAAATCGCCACGCTTATAGACAAAATCGTATCTGCAAGCACAGCGACAATGGAATATATCAATGAGCGCATTGATGCACTCGACGAAGAAAAGAAAACGGTAAAAGAAAAAATCGCTCAAATGTCAGCCGAAATGTATGACAGACAAAACATCGGCGTCATCAGCGATTACATGAGCAAATGGAACGATATATCTATCGACGATAAATTAACCGTGGTAGATACCCTGATTGAATCTATTCATGTTGGACACGGCAAAGTTAAAATTGCATGGAAAATTTGATGTGGTAGTCTGATTGTTTTGCTTTATCATTGCCTTTAATAGACAGTTGAATAAATACGGGGTTAGTGATTATCCTTTCTATAGCAGTTGCTTGAGAAAACTATCTATTGATTTCTCAAAAAATGGTTTCCCGTATACATCGAGCCAGTATAGAAAGTTTTCTGGTAGGATTCTTGCAGAAGCATTTGACTTCACTAACGAGGAATTAGAAACTACTTGATAACAAGCACAGCAGTTACAGGAATACGCTCTAACTCAATATCAAATTTCTGTTTTACAGATATGGTAAAGCATGCCATGATTTCGTCATCAGCTCGATACTTATATGCTGAATTTGATCTGTAAAACTGATTGGCGAATTGCTGAAGTTGAGACACTTGTTGTTCACTGATTGTACTCAGATAAAAGTATAAGGATCCTCTAATGGACACTTCAAAAAGTTTCTTCACTTTTGTTCCTCCTAAATAAGTTCAAATATATTTTCGTTGATGCTATTATTTTGGATAGATACCCCGTAATAATTCTTACTCTTATGGCCATGAGTAAATGACATTACTCATGGCCATTTTTTAATTAGCTTCTCTTCTTACTCTTCGCTGGCTCCAGCGGTGTCAGCGTTCCCTCCGCTTTCTGCCGCTTCAGCTCCGCGAGCTCAGTTTTCATCTCAATGATCAGCGTCTTCAGCTTCTCCTCGCACTCCTCGCGGGTGTGCGCGTAGACATTGCGGGCGTGCTTTTTGCCATCGGGCCACTTGGGGGAATAGCGGCCTTCAAACAGATGGTCGTTGATCTCGGTGACGCAGCCGGTGCCGGATCTGCGCTTGCGGCCCACATAGGGCTTGAAGTCGGTCATTCTCGGCTTTTCCGCCTGGGCCGGGGCAGTTTCCCTCCCCGGCTCTGAAGCGTCCTCCTGCGGCACTGCCTTGCCGATGCCGCGGTCGATATTGGCGGCGGCCGTGAGCCGCATGTCATCGGTGATGTGGGTATAGATGTCCAGTGTGGTGGCCGCCGACACATGACCCAGCATTGCGGAGAGCGTCTTCACATCCATGCCGTTTTCCAGCGCCAAGGTTGCGAACGTATGGCGCAGATCATGAAATCTAACATGCTTGCATCCTGCGTGCTCCAGAATGAGCTGCAATCTGCGCCGTACCACGCCGGGTGTAATGGGGCAGTCCTCCTTCACCGGGGACGGGAACATCCAGCGAGAGTCTACCGTCTTTTTATACTCCCGCAGCACTGCCACCACAGCAGGTGGCAGGACGATCTTGCGGACGGAGTTCTTCGTCTTGGGCGTGCTGATTTGAAGTTGGCCCCGCACATCGTAGACCTGTTTGTTCACATTCAGCACACCGGTTTTGAAGTTCAGATCGTCCCACTGCAGCGCCATGAGCTCACCCCGGCGCAGGCCGGTTGCCAAGTCCAGAAGGAACACTTCGTAGTAGCCCTCGAACTTCGCCTGAATGAGAAACCGCTGCAGTTCCTCCCGCGTCAGCACCTGCATCTCCCGTGCCTTTTTCGGCGGCAGCTTGCAGCCGATGGCCGGGTTCACACGGATCAGCCCATCCTGCACCGCTTTTTCCAATGCCGAGCGGCAGGTGGCGTGGCACATACGCACCATTCGGTCGGACAGCCCTTCGCCGTACTTGTCGGTGAAGCGCTTCCGGCCGCTTTTCTTGAGCCGCCCATAGAACTGCTGCAGGTCGTTCTGTGTCAGCTTGTTCAGCGGGATGCTGCCGATCTCCGGGATGATGTGCAGTCGGATGCGGCTCTCATAGGTCTCCTGCGTAGTGGGGCGGATCTTGGGCTTGGAGTGATTCTCGTACCAGTATGTCAGCCAGTCCCCGAAGGGCATCTCGGGCCGCACCTTCTCCGGCTTCAGCCCGCCGCATTCTTCCTTGAGCTTTTGGAGCTTCTCGACGCACTCCTTCTTGGTTTTAGCGAGGACATTTTTCGTCTTGGGGTAGCCGTTATCATCGTAGCCAATAACAATGCGGCCTTCCCACCGACCGTCCTTGCGCTGCCTTACTGTTCCGTCTCCGGCTTTTCGCTTTCTTGCCACGGTTTCAACTCCTTTCCGAAGATGTCCTCCATGAAGCCGCCCACGATACCGCAGGCCTGCTTCTGCATATCCGATGTGACATGGGTGTAGGTGTCCAGCGTGAAGGAGGCGTTGGTGTGGCCCAGGATACCGGACAGTGTTTTGGCATCCACGCCGCTGGTAAGGGCGTGGGTTGCGAAGGTATGACGCAGATCGTGGAAACGAATGCTGGGCAGCCCCGCCCGCTGGAGCAGCGTCTTCATGTGGCGATACGCCGCGTTGGGATCGACGGGATCTTCCGGCTTCACCGGATCAGGGAATATCCATTGGCAGATGGCATCCGCTTTGCGCCGCCGCAGGATTTCCGTCACGCTGTGCGGCAGAATGATGGTACGCATACCTTGATTGGTCTTCGTCTCACCGACGGTGTACTCGCCCTTCCGCTGGCTGTGGAGGGTTCGGCATACCTTCAGCGTACCGGTATTCCCATCGAAGTCGCTCCACTGCAGACCGCAGATCTCGCCGCGGCGCAGGCCGGTCATCAGCTCCGTCTGGAAGAAGTCTCGCCACACCTCGTCCTGCTCCACCACTGTAAGGAAGTCGTCCAACTCCGCACGGGTGAGAATGCGCTTGGGCTTGTAGTTGGGCTTGGGCGCCGTTGTCCCCTCGGTGGGGTTCCTGGGAA